TGATGTAGGATTAGCTGATGCTTGTGTCCAGTTATCAAACTCACCCTCAAACCATTGACAAAATAGGTCTAGTTCCATTTGACTGGACACTTGCCCTCCTGTACTCTCGATTTCATTATGTCCCATGATTTAAAAGGTGCGAACTGACGTAATAAGTTTGTTTGTTTATGTAATTTATGCCATTGCTTTGGTGGTTCCTTTTGCTCTAGCATAAAATCAGTATCAGATTTTATAGAATATAATTTGAAATAATATAGTGGAGTACCTCGTTTCAACTGTAGATTAACATCAGTATCTATGATCTTAAGACCAACTACTAATGGTCTATGCCAATCAGATATGGGAAATGTACCTGGTATCAGTTCAAACCCATAACGAGATAATAATGGATGTGGTATCTGTTCTATCCAGACATCCCTATCCTTAGTCCAGAACATATAGTTCAACTTGAGTTGAATCTCAGGATATTCTCCCTCTAACCACCTAGGACCAACATGAAAATATTGGTCATATGATTTTTGATCAAGATCTGTGTTGATTCTCTCTTCTTTAGTATCACACTTCAATCCAATGTCAAATGGTTGCTTAACCACCCAACAGTTATTTGTCCATTTCTTCCATGCAGGACATTTAGCATGATCGTACTCTGTGTTATAATTTGCCCGAAATTTTTTTGGAGTTCCAACGAAATCAATGGGCAATTTTGCCTCAGGGTCATCACCAATGCAATAGTCCCAGTAGACTTTCTTCACCCTTCCTCTTCAATTGCCTCATCAATTTGTTTTGCTATTGGCATATCATCTAATGGATTTGAACCAATATATTTACCTGGTGGGTTCTTCATGTAAGGACTACCCTCAGCAGGTACTTTAGGTTTCTTGTACTTAGATACATTGATCTGTTTCTTCTTACCTTTGTTTGCCTTTGCTTTCTTGATCGCTTCAATAGCATCACCGACTGTTACAATCTCGGCAGCCATATCATCACTGATCTCGACACCAAAGCATTCTTCAAGGAACATGACAAGTTCTACCATGTCCAATGAATCAAGATCAAGGTCATCAGCAAGGGTACTATCCCATGTGACCTCTACTTCTAATTGTTTTGTTTCACCCAAAGTCTCAACGATTGCCATCTTAGCAATCTTAAGCATAGTTACCTTGGATACCCTCTTACTATCTTTCAGAAGTTGTTTTATTTCGCTATAAGTTTTGTTATAAGACATTAGACATAAACCACATCTTCGCTTGTACATGTATCCCGAACAAAGTCGAGAACTCTAAGGAACTCATCACCTGTGGTACAATCCACAATCTTCTGGTCTCCCCTATCACTTAACAGTGTAAACCTTTTGCGTGGAATGTCAACCGTCACCTTCTCAAGGCATTCATCTTCATTGAACATAGAGTAATAAAGCAAAGGACATACTGTTACTATAGCATACTATCGGACATTTGTAAAGTAGGGGGTGTCACCCTGACGACTGGCACGTCGTTTGACCTCACCTGCCTTCTCCATTAAGGACAGTCCTGCCTTACGGTTTTCTTGAAGTGTCTGCATAATATGGTCTCTATCTTTATCTTCCCGAGCTAATTCTTCGACGTAATCGTCTAAATGTTTAGCAAGAATGCACTTTAGGAACTCTGCCTCTTGCTTGCTGACTGACATATGAAAAGTCATTTGTGTTTCTAGAAATCGACATTCAATTCAAATAAATTTCGGTTGCATCTATATCGACATTGCCACCGACATTTAATCTATAGTCACCACTGGCGACATTTATATCATAACTATTTGTAGAAGGAAATGGCATCATTCCTGGAATTTCTCCACCTGGAATACACTGGAAAATACCACCGTCTATGTTGGTTTTTACCTTACCTCCAACTTGTTGGATTACATTACCATCAGTCTTCTCATACCTACACTTGTTTGCTTCAGTACGAATGTCTCCTTCACTACGGACGGAGAACGTTGATGATACCTTCTGGATTCTAACTTCATAATTACCTTTGACATCCTCCTTAACGGAGCCACCTTCACTCAAGTCATTAAATAAGAAAGTGGTTTTATTCTCATAAGAATTGGATGATAGTTTCATCTGGTTCTTAGAGACGATAGCCATGTTTTCATCAGCCATCATACTGTAGACACCCTTGCACTCTTGTTGCCAGTTGCCGTTCACCATATCATAGCGGTTGCCTTCGACTTCAGTATGCATGTCACCTTCGACATACAAATTAACGTCACCAACTACCTGTAAACATAATTTATCTGTTTTAGGATCTTCACCACAGCGAATTACAACATTTCGGTCAGCTAAAACGATCAAATCATTATAAGAAATAATGTTTGTGTTCTGCTTCTCATCCATATCAATGGTGTTACCCAAGCAATGAATCAATCGGATACGTTCACCATCTTTGGTGTTGTTCCTCTCGAATACATGACCTGCAGAACTAGTTTCTACCCAGTTCCGAGGGTATCTAATTTTGATATTAGGTAGTAGATTATTAATAATCGAACCACCTGAGAATAAATTAACTGCCATTTGTTATCATCGGGTGTCCTACACAGTCTACGTAGGTTTGTAGTTCAAGAATACCAGTCTCCTTGATCTCTCTAGGACCACTGAAACTATACACTGGTGTTATTTCACCACCAGATCCACTAGCTCTTGTAGTTGATGTACCTATATCTCTAATCTTAGGTTTAATAAACCCAAGAACTTTAGTAGTTATGGCAGGTTCAACTAACTTACCATCCTCATCGACAGTATATGTGCCGATTTGCTGTTCTTTGTCACCACTACCTATCGTTATGATAGGATTTACATAGTTAGTACCAACATTAGTCGTCTTTACATTATCAATGATAGGAATCAAGTCACCGCAATTAGCATATACTGCCTTAGCATTGCCTGGTACTATAAGTTCTGGATACTTCTCTTGGAAGTTCACAACAAACTTAAACTTATCCTTGGTCTGCACAGTCATACCTATCTCAAACTGTGCATTGTATGCAGGATCTATAGTAGCAATCATTATGCGACTATCATCGTAGTCAACATCCACTACCTGTAATAGGTCTGGGTTAGTGGAGTCAACAACTCCTCCTGCAGAAGAAACCAACTCAAGCAAGTCACCATCCTTAAGATGATTGACAACACCTTCCTTAGATATAAGTGCTACGTACTGTTCTTTCGGACAGAACGTATCAGCAGGATCAAATCCATATCCAATACCAGATTTCTGTACTGTAACAGAATCTACCTTACCATCTTTGATGTTAGGTTTAAGTACTGCACCACCACCCTCAGGTTCATTACACGTGAATTGTGCACGAACATTTGCTTCTAAGTTTACATTCGATCCTTTATTTCTCATCCATACACCCACTATAGCACCAATATCATCAATGATAGGTAGTGCTTTCACTGGTGTAGTGGACTGTAGGTTATCCCATACCATTTCAGGGAAGCATGGTTTCTTATTCAATATACTATTATTACAGTTAACAGCACTACTTGCTATCTTACCAGAACTATCGTAGAAATTCAACCCCTCAAACTTCTGTAATGGTCCTCTTGTGTCAAAATTCTTAGCAGTTATACCAGTAGCAAGACCTGCTACAGAATCAAGAGCAACTAATGCACCACTCTTGGTGTCAAATATTTGTTTGATGCCATCCTTTGCGAACGGTACGAAACCATTGATAGGTTTACCATCACCAATAACTTCACCAGCCTTGGGTGGTTTGACTGGATACTGATCCACTTCCTTCTGCTTGGCATCATTACCCTTTGCTTTTGGACCATGGCATGTTTCATATACTGATGCACCAATGGCACATGATACTGCACCATCACAGAATAGATCTAAGAACTCACCAACCTTACTCAATAAACTTTGTATCTTATCAGCAGAACCTTTAATTGCACCCGTTACTCCTTTCAATATACCCAACGCACCTTCAATTTTATCCATCAAGTTCTTCATGATGTCACCGATCATGTTCTCAATGAGACATAATGCAGTGTCAAGTACATTCTCTAGTAGATCCTTGAGCATACCAGATATAAAGTCACCAATATCACTAAGCAAATCTTTGAATAGACAGGAGACTAGACCACCAACATCCTTGAGTTGAGTCTTGACTGCGTTATCAAGATCTGGATTAGGTATGTTGATACTATCAAGACCTTCCCGTACTAATTTGTTGGTCTCTTCCATGACAACACCCTTGATGTTGCCTAATAAACCATTTAATTTTGCCTGAATCCTATTCTTTGTACTGTCAATCTTCTTATCAAGATCAACCACTGCACCTGTTGCCTTATCAATGTAGTCACCAATAGCATTCTGTTCTATACCACGAGCAAACTTCATGAACTCTGCCATAGGTGCTTCAAGTTTGGTAGCAGTCTCACCACCACACTTACCATTACCTATCTGTACAGTTACACATTTCTTCTTTGCTGCAGCTTCCTGTGATGATGTCTCTGGTTCTGCAGGACCACGAGGGTTCTTACTACTATCTTCTCCTTCATTATCTGGTACACCTTCATTATTCTTTGGTGCTTCTTCATTTCCAGTCTCAGGATTATCAGCTACTGTACTACCAGTACCACCAACACTAGTACCTTGACCACCATGTTTCTTCTTATCATATGCAGGTGAACTTAACTTATCAAATCCTGTTGCTGTGCCACCTTCAGAACCGTAACCTGTCTGTGGGTTTTCATCTCCAAGTGCACCTAATATAATAGGTACTTGTGCGTTAGCACCATCCATGAAGAAACCAATCACCCAAGAATTTATTTGTAGTTGATGTAGTGAACCAATACCAGATCTCTGTGGCTGTGTCACTGGCATCATTACCAATGCCCATGGCAAATCTTCTGTTGGTAGTTCTGCCTTACTAGGACTATGGTATCCCATAATCCTAACTTTTACTTTATTAGTCCAATCGAAATCAAAATCTGTTTTACCAAATATCCCTAGTAGTGTGTAGTTAGTGGCTAAATTGGCAGCTGCACCAGCAACGTTCTTGGCAAGGTCAGATACAAAATGACCACTACCATCGTTCTCAACCTGTCCTACGAACCAGTTGAAACCATCTTTACCTATAAAGTTTGCGTTACCTTCAGTCATTCTATTGGGTCAGGAGTTTCCATAGTTGGCATTGATCCAGGACTATCAGTGAATAATACAACCTTAGTTGACATCTTATCATCCTTTGATAAGAATTGCTTCTCAACTCTACCTATAACATACAGTCCACTGTTCTGATAATCAGTATCCCGATCCTTACCTTTAAATGTTAGTAGTTCTACTACATCACCAACTGTAAGTTCATTAGTTCCAATGTATTCTATTTCAACAGATTTACTATAAAATAATTTTTCCCTAAGTGCGGCCTGAGATAGTTGCTTTGTCATTCCCTTAGTCATAGTACCTTCTGTGAACAACGCAGTATCCATTATCTTAGACATGATACGGGTGTGTGCGTTCTCTCTATCAAATTTACTTAAGTACTCTGGTGGTTCAAAGTTCTTATTCATTAGAGGTACATCTTCGTAATATTTAGTTATGTTGAAGGGGTGTTCAACGTAAGACATATCCTTAACATCTAAGGTCATAACCATACTATTATATGATCCAACGTTCAAACCTTTCAATATATCAAAGGTACTTGTCACCTGCATCCTATCAACAGGAATGATACCCTTATCCTTTTCTGAATCCTCACCTTCTTTTGGCTGATGTCCTACAACAAATTTCTTGACAGGTCTTTGATAAGTGAATGAATCATACGATACGAAATTATATCCTCTCTTATTCTGGAAGAAACAATAACCAGCAGATGCTGCCTTTCTTCCACCCCACCACCTAGGTGCTGCAATAGACTTAGCACATAACCATTTGATTATAGTATATGGTGACCAGTATGGTGATATGAATGAGAACTTATTCTGTGTCCTTTCAATATTAATATCATATGATGTAGATAATAGACCTTCTAGTATCTCTTCCTTTACAATATCATGGAGCTTCTTACCACCACCTTTACCAAATCTTCTTGATACTTTGGTTGCTGCATTATTAATGAGATCATATGTACATATTAATAAGGTAGCCTTGGTCTTACCATCCTTTGTTGTTCTATCTTGTATATCATATATCACTCCACTAATCTGATAGAAGTTAGATTTATATTCAGTATCTTCCCAACCAACAAATACTGGTTCCATACCACTCAGTGATGATACCATTCCATTACCACTATCAGTTATTTGTGCTTCGATTCTAATAGACGCACTCCTAATATCCTCCACATACTTCAGATACAGTACATGATTAGGGGTCAATGAAACCTGTTCACCGCCTGGTACTTGGACGATGAAATGCCTTAAAACAAAATTTGACTTAGACTGTTCCATTAGAATTGTGACGTTATAGCGTATTCATCAAAATATGGACTGTACTTTACCTTAGGTATAGCCTCAGGACCACCCTGATCCATCTTACCACCACCACTACTAGGAGCAGCTGGGTCGGGCATTGTTAACTGTGCTGGTGGTGCAGTTGTTAACTTAGTTAGGTCATCTCTCTTCTTAGCATTTTCATTAATAACATTCTCTGTTAATTCATTGAGATTAGTCTTCTTACCTCTATTTCTAATTGCTTTTATTGCAGCACCACCAGCTGTCATAGCCATACCCATGGGTGTCAACTGGAACATTTTCTTAGCAATTCCAAATCCACCTTTCGCCAATTTCCCAAGATTTTTAGGTGAGGCAGCATTCTTAAGACCCTTTGCTGCTTTCAAACCGAGACCAACAGGAGATAAATCAAAGGCAGTCTTACCTGCTTTCTTTAATCCACTACCCATCTTACCCCAGAATCCTTTACCATCACCAATATATCCTGGCATATATCCTGGTGCAGTATTGAAATCTGGTATCAATGGATCACCCTGAGCTGGTGCTTCTGCTGCCCAATTACTATTACCTGTCGCTTTCATCCCCAAAGCCAACATCGTACCCAACATAGATGATGGTTTACTCCACTCTTTCTTCTCTTCCTCTTCTGCAGGGGGTAATGCCTTTTGTCCATCCTCTGCTGCAACAAATGCAAGTGCTCTATCTAATTCTGCCTGGT